TCATGCGGCCTCCTTGTCTTTGTTGTCCTGCACCATTTGCAACAACACTCGCGTGTGCGTGTCATCGATGATCCGTTTAATCGACGCTGCCCCCGTGCGCAACAAGGCATCGCGCAGCTGCAACGTTTGATCCAGTGCGGCCTGCACGTCGGCTGGCGGCAATGGCATGCCCGCCTTGGCGAATTTTTTGAGCCGCTCAATCGCGTCTGTACCCACCGTTTTAAAACCACGCGCATGATAGTGATCGGCGATGTCTGTCAATGTTTCCATGCCCTCCCAGGCTTTGAGATACCCACCACCGATGACGATCACATAATCACCGCGTCGATTAACGATGCTCTCGTTTGTGCGCACGACCTCGCTGAGCCATTCGATCATCGGCGACAGTGAGTTATTCAAACGGATAAAATAATTGACGACATGGCGTGGTGTGTACGGCTTGTTGCGTCTTGGTTTTACATTTTTGGTTTTCATTTTTTGACTCCTTGGCGTGGTAAAAAGTTAAATGTTTGTTTGGCGTGGCGCGTGATTAATCGACCCTTGGCGTGGCATACAGCCCCAGTTTTTCGAGCTGCGACAAACTGATTGCGGTGAGGTGTGCGGTGCGCTGAGCGCGGATTGACTTTTCAACATCATCTTTAATCACCACGTTGGACTGCAGCAACTGGCGTTTAAAAATACGCCCCGTCTTGATCGGCAAGTGGTTGTATTTGTCACGCAAATGGTTGGCTGTTGAGATGTGATCCATGATGTGGTTGGCGCGAATGAACAACGCCATCTCACGCTCACCATCGTCGTTGACGATGTAGTCCCAACAAAAAGGGTACTCGAAACGCTTGGCATCGAGCTCGGACAGCAAGATCTCCATGATCCACACCCACGGCAAGCGTGAGCCGTCCGTATCCGCCATGTGCTGGTTCATTTCGGTGATCAAATCCTCAATCAAACCGCCTTGATCGACGTCAAAATCAGCAAATTCAGCCAGCATCGACCAAGCCGTCATGATGCCCGCGTAGTTCTCCATCATGCGTCGTGCGGTCGCATCGCCGTCACCCGTGCGTGATCTGACTTGGCACAGCTTGGTGTAACCTGCGTGCGTCTCACGGATGCGCGCGGGATCCGCTGAAGCAATGAATTGCAGCCACGCCCACATCGGGAACTGTGGCAAATTGTGCGGAATGATCGCACCTTGCTTGGCCACCGACAACGTGGATCTGCAAATCTTTGATTGTAGAGACTGCACATCAACCTCTTCACCCGCCAACAACACGGGCGCGCACATCAGGTAAGGCGTGAGGGCAGAGCCGATGCGGGTGAACTCAAAACGGTAAGTCGATTGCAGCAACGCATCGATGTCCGAAAGCACCTGTTTTGGTAGTTTGCTGAACTCATCCCAGCCCACAGGATGCGTGGTGTAGCTCACCGAGGCGCGACGGCGGTGATCGGTCTTGAGCATCTGACCGGACAGCACCTGAAACGCGCACGCCGCTTGCAAGGACTCGAGCAACTTTGATTTACCAGAGCCTTTTTCCGCCTGCATTTGAAAATGCGGATAAAAGCCGATGACATTTTTAAGGTGCGCGCCCAAAATCCACGTCAGCGCAATCGCGGCGGCATTTTCCTTAAATGTTTCTTGATACGCCTGCACCACTTGTCGTGCCTGCGTGGCCGCCCCCCGTGGGAAGGTCATGTTGTAGTACAAACACTGCTTTTGGGGCTCTGTAAAAAAGCAATTTTGACCCTCAAGGGCTTTGAGTTTGCCGTCTTGCCAAGCGACGCCGATGAAATTGACCACATCCCGCGCAGCCAGATCCGCACTGCGCTCCATGATCGTGATCATGCGGGCAAACTGCGCGGGCTTCCAAATGTGGCCGTAACGGCCTTTCCACCATTCCAGATTGTAAATTTTGTCGCCCGTCACCACGTCGCGCTGCAGCAATGCGCCATTACGCGGCGTTTGGCAAGAGATGCCAAAGACCACCTCAGCCTGCGAGTCTGGCGTGCCGTTGACGGTGGCCAAGTGCGATTGGATCGACAAGCGCGACAGTTGTGCGACGCGAAACGAGCACAAATCACCCAAAAACTCTTGTCGGCCAATCGACTCCCCCGCATCATCGGTCAACGTTTTGAACTCATCGACATACTGCATAAAGTCATCCGTACAACGATAACGCCAGTACACCATATAGTCCTGTGAGGGCAAAAAGATGCGTTTGCGCGCCTCGTTGCGAAATAAATCATTGCCCTCAAACGATGGTTGTCCTGTGATCAGCCAAGGGTCAAACACCTTTAAACGCCGTGCCAACTCAACTGCCCCGTTATTGAGTTGCAGCACATCATTGAGGTCTTCGCCTTCGGTCCACGCCGTCATGTCCACCATACGTGCCGCCACGTCCGCCGCAGTCAACTTGTCGTACAACTTATATGCGGCCTCCATGCCCGCGCGTTTGCCCGTTGAGGCGTTGACGCCATCCGCCATGTCGAGTGCGATGATTGCTGTTTTGCCCCGCATAAACGACCAATCCATATTGACGTTGGCTGTGCCGCGAATGGCAATCGCCAGGTGATACGGGTTGCTATTGACTGTTTCAAAGCTGAGTGCGTTGATCGGTGATTCAACGATGTAAACCTTGGTCGCTTTTTTAAATCGCGCCCGATTGCTGATCCAAATCGCCCCCGTTTTGTCGCCTTGGCACTGGGTTTTGACCCCGCCATTGATCGCAGGGTCGACGTAACGAAAGTCGACCGCCACCGCACGGCCGTTGGCGTACACCACAAAACCAACCGCAGCACCGCCATGACCCGGCGAGCCTGCGGGCTGAGTGGGTGATGTCCAGTCGTTAAAGCCAACGGTTTTATTTTTGATTGCTTCACGCACGACGGCCTCAGAGATGCCACGCCCCGTTAAATATTCAACGGCGGGCTCTGGGTTTTTAGCGCAGACACTGGCGAGGTGCTCCACCAGCGTGGGCTTAACAGGCGCAAAGTGACCTTTGTCGTCCGGTTTGGGGATAGACTTGCCCACCCACTCGCCGAGCATTTTCGCGGCATCCATAAAACTGTCAGCCGCGCCCGCATAAACGATCAGGTCGATCGTGCTGCCACTGTCGCCTGTGGTGTGGTCTTTCCATTTTGTCCGGCCATACAGCGACAGGCTGGGGGTTTTTTCATCGCGCGCAGGGCTAAACCAGATCCCCTTCGCGCCTTGGCGTTTGATGCCAAGGCGATCCGCCACGTCTTTAATGTCGACGTCTTTGAGTTGACGGATCCAATCCCCGATTGCAGGGTTGTTAGATGCACTCATAAACCCACCATGCCCGATCTCAGTGCACGCTGCGCCGCCATGCCCACGCGCAAACCGTCCACGCGCTCAAATACAACCGCTTTTAACTCGCAAGCAAAGCCCACGCGCCAAGCATCGCCCAACGACCTCAAAAACTCACGGGTCGACTCACGCCAATCGCTTGACTCCAGAGACACCACGTCACCGACAGGGGTGTGCAAAACAGCCACGGCTTGCTGCCATTGGACAGGGCAGGCATCGACCAAAGCGGTCAAGCGGCCGTCAACGAGAGCGAGCGGGGCGGTGATCAATAAGCCATTTTGAGCGGCCATCGCGTGGCCGTAGGCGCGGTAAGTTGTGGTGCTGCCGCTTGCGGCTTGAATGTCGCTGAGGGTCATCGTAAAGCCTCCTGCTGGGTCATGTAATCACGTGCATCACGGATAAATTGTTGTTTGGCCAAATGGGGCAACATCGGTTTGTGCATGTCGAGGTCAAGAGGCACAATGCCTTGCAACATTGGCCAATCGATCCCGTCGTTTGGCATCAAATGCGCCCGCTCCGTTGCGAGCACCACCAAGTCGGCATGCTTGACCAGAGCCGCATCCTCGATCGACAGATCAATATCAAACTGTTTGTAAATTGCGGACTGCACAACGCCCTCAATGTATTGATAGGACGGCAAGGTGCGCTTGACCGTGCTCACCATGTCGCCCAAAAAAGCCTCAGACGCATCGTGCAACAAACCCGCCAAAGACAAGCGGGCGGGCAGCAAAAAAGCCACGGCCATGCTGTGCTCCGCGACCGAGTAAAAATCCCATGTCGCCCCACCAAAACGACACACGTGCGACAAGTGATGGGCGATGTCCTCGAGGCAAAAATCCTCGGGCTTAGGGTTGTACAGGTCAATGTATCGACCTGAAACCGTTTGTATGATGGCCTGTTGTTGTGTCATGACGAAGCCCTCACCAATGGGTCAGACACATCAGACACACGCACGATCTCGAGCGGCAAGTGATGCATGTCGATCGCATCAACGTGCACCAGCTCAATGCCTGCGACCGAGCGGCACACAGGGTGCGGAAAGGCATCGATGAAAGAGGGGGCTGACAGCCGCTGACGAAAAGCCTCAATCGCCATAAAGTGCAATACCACAGAGCACGTGTTACCACGATAATGCTCAAGCAAGCCTTGAGCGATGACGGGGTTGTTGTATTGATCTATTAATGTCAACCAGTGCGCATCGGCAATGGCATGATCAACGATAAACGTGGCGTTAAACTCTTGCGCCAGCCTTAGCTGATATTGTTTTTTTGTACTCATTGTGCCGTCTCCTTGTCATATTGTTTGCGCAGCGTGCTCAAGCGGCCGCGCCGTTTGTTGTGCGGGGCATCCACGGTTTGCAACGCCTGCTCCATGTCTTCACGTGTGGCGTGGGCATAAATGGCGGTGTTGTTGATGTTGCTGTGTCCGAGCACCTTTTGCACCACGAGCAAAGGGTTTTGTGCCCCCGATGAGCGCATGATGTTCATCGCGCGGGTGTGTCTAAACCAGTGCGGTGACACCTTAAGCCCCAGCTGAGCCACATCCGCCCAGTGTTGCACGCGCAATTGATAAGCCCGCACCGTCATCGGCTCACCGTAACGACCACGCACCAGCGGCGCATCCATCACCCGCGCATCGGTCATGTCCAGCAGGGCTTTGATGTGTTCAGCCAAGGCGGCCGTCACATACACCTCATGGTCTTTGCGCTTGTCAGCCACCGCAGTGCCATCGTCTTTAACGTGAGCCCGGCGGCCTTTGCGGTGCTCGCGCGGCAAAAACAAATACTTGGACTTGAGCGCATTGACCGCTTGCAACACCGTGATCTGTGCAAATTCGCCGATCCGGCAACCGCACAAGGACAGGGCGGCAATGATGTGATAATCCCGCTGTGCCGTGGGGGTGTGGACGCGCTGCACGGTTTTGAGCAAAGTGCTTAACTCGGCAGGGGTGAGGTATTTATCCACGGTCGACCTCCTGGCAAGCGCATGGGACTTTAAAATTTCGGGTGCAGATTTTAGGCTCAGGATCGCCCTCGTAGCGCACCAGCAACTCAACCGCAAGCCCACGTTTCAACCATTTTCGGATGGTCTTTGCATCTTCTTTTTTGCGGCCTTTGTCTTTCCAGCTAAAGCCGATCACGCCGCCGCACTTTAGATTTTTGGCCAAATACATGTGGCCTAAAAGTACCTTACTCATTTTGATTTCCTTTTTTTTTGGATGATTCGTCGTCCGCCGCCAGCCGAGCCATCAACTGCAATCCAAACAACCGAGCCAAATCAGAGACCTCGACACAGAGGGTTTCGTCCACTGCCAGATTGTCTGTGGCTGTTGATATGCCCACTTTGCGCAAACCGTTGGGTAACACCAGTTTGGCGGGCATCAGCGCACCTGCACGACCAGCGTTTTAAACCGAGCCTTGAGCTCCATGAAGGCAGCGATGGTGCGGTGCGTTTGCTCTTGATACAGTTTAAATTCGGCGGGTGTGACCACGAGATCCGCCATGGCCGCAGCCATCACGTCATGTACCGCACCCACTTGAGCGCCGACATTATTGACCAGCGCCAGCAGTGCATCATCTGAGCAATGGGCCATGTCAGGCAGTCGGTAAAAGACCCCGCCGAACAAGGCCGCCAGTGCTTCGATCGGCGCAGTGTTGGCCGTGTGCGACACGATTTGGATCAAATCAGACACCGTGGGCTTGTGATGGGCCGATGAATCGTTGGGATTGAGTTTGTTATGCAACGTGCCTTGCGCCACGTCCATCAGGGTCGCCAGCTTTCTGACCCCGAAGTCGTCCGCGACACTGCGCAAGGCAGCGAACACGTCATCTTGAGTGTGTGTCATTGACATCTGTGATTCTCCGTCGTTTTTTAATTATCAAAAATCGTTTAATTGACGGATACTTTGGTTTCCACGCCGTAGTACCCGCCGCCTCGTCCCGCTTTCGGGCGGGGCGGTTTTTATGACGATTACGGTGAAAAGACCTGCTCAATAAAGGGCTGATTTGGATAAATCACCGCTGACGGTGGGATTTCAAAAAATTCTGCTATTTTTTTGGCCAGAGCTGGCGATGCTGTCTTTGTGCCACTCTCGAGATAGGACACATGGGCAGCGCTACACCCAACCTTTTCGGCCAACTCTTGTTGCGTAAGCTTAAGTTTCGATCGGGCCTGTGCAATATTGTTCATTTTCGCCTCCGAATATTGATTAAAAGTTAACATTTGAGCGAATGTTAAACTATAAATTAACTATTAGTCAAGTCTTGTTTAACTGTTAGTTATGTTTTTATAGGTGATGTATCATTCTGCTATGAGCGAACAAGCAGAGATCGGTAAGCGAATAAAAGATGCAAGACAAGCGCTTAATGTCAAGCAAAAGTGGTTATCAGCCAACTTAGGCATCACAGCCACAGCTGTGAGTAAATGGGAGTCTGGTGAGCAGTTTCCCACTTTAGACAAGCTGTCTAAAATTGCACTTTTATTAAATATAAATTTTGAATGGCTGGCCACAGGGCGTGGCGAAATGGTCGCACCTGCTCAATCCGTGGCCCCTCCAACCGACGAACTCAGTGCCATGATCCGCGCCATGAACTCGCTCAGTGCTGAGCAACGTAATGTCGTGCTCAAGTTCATCCACGACTGGACTCAGACCTTGAAATAAAAGGGTGCTTAATGATTAACACGGCATTCTTGTGCTGCGGCGCAATGGATAAACAATCAAAACGCGGTGGCGCAAAAGCCAAAATAAATATCAGATTACGAATCCCCAAATAAAGAAACACCGCAACAGGGCGGTGTTTTTTGTGGGCAAGCATGGCATTTTTACAAAACAAGCTCACGCGATGCCCGTCAAATAAGCTGTCGCGCCAGATCGAAAGACGGCGGTCAACACATTGCGCCGAGGCCGATCACTGAATGACACATGCACCCATGTGCCCTCAAAAATCAACTGATCAAATTCAATGCCGCTCGCGGCGATCGCCTTTGCCACCTCGCGCGGCGTGCCAAACTGCGGCGCGGTGAAGTCGATCGCCTCACCTTTGCAGTGCTGGCTGGTTGACGCGCCACCGATCGCCCGATTGACCGATGGCGAGCGATAGGCCGAGCTGACATGGATGCCCACGCCCAGCAATGCGCGCACCAGCTCCATTTTTGCAGCTGTTTTTTTAAGGGTTGACACAATTGAGGCGGTCGGCGTGTTGTTCAGTCCACGCCGCACCGCTGTTTGGCTTGCAGTCATCTCCTCGAGACTAAAGTGCTCACTGAGTTGTGTCATTTGTTACCCCTTTAACCAAAAAATCAATGCAAACGCCCAAATAAACGCCAGCACCACGCCCCACGCTGCGGGGCTGACGAACATCAAAGCAAAGGCCAACAGGCTGCCCGTTGTCATCGATGCCTTGCGCGTCGCCAGCCAAAACGTCACCGCGAACAACACCATCGAGATGTCTTTGCACGCCCAAAATGGGTACGCGGTGTATGCGGGCAACTTGCCCGTGATCACGATCCACAGGCATTGCATGGACTGATACAGCAGTCCACCCATGCCCACCAGCACGGCGGTTTTAATGGTTTTGTGCGACGTCTTGCCTGCGGTGTGCAGCAAATAACCGATCAACAACGTGCCCAACAGGTCAAATAAAAACAACGCCCCCGAAAAAATGTAATCCCCGAGTGCAATCGTACTTGTGTCCATCACTCACCCTCCTTTTTGTCGATCAACTCACCGCCGCGAACTTCGCGCGCCACATCAATGATGTCCACGTCCTCGCGCCGATCCACCGCGTTGGCGATCCAATTGATCAACGCCAAAGCCAGCATGCCCAACACAAACGCCACTGGCATTGCGGTGTCCAGATCATTGCCGTCCAGTCCGAGCTGACGCAAAACCAGACCCGTGAACACCAACGGCACGGCAACACCTGTCCCGCCGATGATCGCGCCCTTGGCAATCGCCGCACGCCCCTCGATCTTGCGGGGCAGCCAAAACACACTCAGCGCAAACGCACCAAACAAACCCGACAGCGCCCATGCCAACCGCACCACAACCCAATTAAAATCCATCACGTTTCCTTTTTTCATAATTTCCTCGACCAAACCATTTGACCGCTTGATACATCAGCCACCGTCGCCATTTGGGGACACCCAAAACCCCCATCGCCTCATAAAACACCATGTCCGCCACTGGCTTACTGTACAGCGCTTGCTCGTATAAGTAGTCGTGCACGATCGCTGCCTTGGCGTACCGACCGATGGGCGGAAAGATGACCCAAAGGATGCGCGGCACACTGGCCAAGTCGGTGATCGTGTCCACCGGCACGGCAATCACCGTGCGCGATGGCAGCACGTCGGTGTAGTACATAAACGGCTCGGCCAGCCGCCACCGATAGCGGTCAAGCATCTCCAGCACTGCGGGCGTGGTGAATGCGCTCATCAGAGGCTCGCCGCCAACACAAACAAACGATCGAGTGCCTCGTTGTCCAGTTTTAATGCAGTCATCAAACCCGACGCCTCCACCCATTCGCGGCGCACCTCCGATGCGTATTCCCATTCTATTTTTAAGCTGCGAGGGGTTGCCGCCGCCGCAATCACCGCGTCCACGTCATCGAGCAAATCCGCTTGGAGCAAGGCCAGTCGCGCCTGTTTAATGGACACCACCGTGGGCACGCTGGCTTTTTTCAGTGCATCGGCACGCGCCTCTGCCCGTGCGGTGTTGAGCACCCAAGCACGCTGATCCATGTCCCAATCGTGCTCAGAGGAGGGGGCGACATCCACGGTCTCACCATCAACGATGACAAATGCTAAACCTTGTGCCCGTGCCTCGTTGATGCCCAACGCCACGCCCTCTGTGACGGGCATCAGGTCTTTGGGCACGTCGGTATAAGAGGCCAGCATGCTGGTGGGATAAAGACCGCCTGTTGTGTCCGAGTACTGGTAAGCGTAGTCCATCCAGCGCTGCGTATCGGCATACCACACATGGGCTGGACTCGGCGCGACGGTGATGTCATCCGCACCCAACACCACAAATGGCAGCCCCTCAGCAACGGCGGCATGTGCCCGCGCCACCACCTCATCGGATACGTTGACCGCATCGGCGGGGAGCTCGGTTTTTTGAACAAATTTGTTTTCAGATTGGGAGTACGTCCACATGGTTGTTTCCTTTTTTTAATGTTGAGTAATGCTGAGTAATGCTGGGTTTGGATGTTTGTTGTTGTTTTTGGAGCCGGTCAATAACCCCACACCCGCCACGCCACCGCATTGGCGGTGGTGTCGGTGGCTTTGTGCAGCGTAAAGCCGTTGACGTCGGGGTTGAGCGCGGACAACACGCCCGCACCGTCGATGCGGGGCGTGGCGGTGGCCACCTCGACCAAAAAGGGCGAGCCGCACATGGCCGTTGGAAATGGGATTGGGTACGTCACCGCAAGCGTGACGTCTTGCCCCAGAGCGGCCGTTTTGCCCCACTGTTCAATCATAAAACCCGTTGGACTGCTGGCGTCAGGGTACTTGCGCCAGCCTGAGTTGGCGGTATACGACCCTGTAAAATCCGTTTTACGCACCGTGGCAAAGGCATCCCACATCACCGTGGACGATGGGTTGCGCAGGACGACGTTGCCGTCGGTTTGCAAGCTGAGCTTGTAGGCGTTGCCCGTACCAAAAAAAGACTCAGCTGAGGTGTCGGCATTGATGCGCTCGCGGATCACGCCGTTTGAGGTGGTGGCCAGTACGCCGTCCGAGACCCAAGATAAGCCCGTGTCGTTGTCGACCGCGCCGACCACGCCCACATTGAGCGTGTTGTTGGCATTGACCAAGCCTCCAACCGCTCGCAAAGCCCCCGTCAAGCCCACGCCTGTTTTGGGCAAAAAACTGCCGCCCGCAGCGGTGACAAATGCCGTGGTTGCCAGCTGCGTCGTGTTGGTGCCCACCACCGCCGTCGGTGCCGTGGGCGTGCCCGTCAAGCTGATGGACTCAAAGTCGTTGAAACCATCGTAAACATTGGTACCGTCCGAGTAGACTTGATTGCGCTTGCCCTGAGCCACGCCCACGCCAGTGCCCGCGGCCGTCTTGACCGTGAGGCCAAATGCCCCCGATGTTGAGTTAAACACAATCCAGTTGCGCCGTACGGACGCAGGCACAATGACCGTGAGCGCGGATGTGAGCGCACCGACAAATGTCAACGATGTGTTGGATGACTCACCGTCCGTGAGCGTCACCGTCCCGCCCGTGACGTTTTTTTGCAAGTTGCCACCGATCGCGGATTGTACAAAAGCAGTGGTGGCCACCTGCACCGTATTGACCCCATCAACAGCCGTGGGCGCGATCGGCGTGCCTGACATCGCGATGTTATAGTAGATGTCATTGACCCCAAGATCAGTGATGTACACCGCCTTGCGCTTACCTGCTTGCAAGACCATGCCCGCCAACGCAGAGCCTGCGACTTTAAAGGTCACGTCGAACGTGGTGGTGTTTGAGAGCCAGTAGACGCGCTTGGTTGACGTTGGAAACTCAACCGTGACAGGGGTCGCGGGCACGCCACTGACATATATGTGCGGACTGTTGACCTGATCGTCGGTCAGCGTCACCGTACCGCCCGCAGCGATGTTGACGTTGGTTTGACCAGACAGTGCGTCCTCCAAATACGCCGCATTGACCAACTGTTGCGACGTGTTTAAGGGCATGAGGGTTGGGGCTTTGGGAGTCCCTGTAAATTCAGGGCTCGCGAGCGGCGCGTAGGGTGATGAGGGCGCATTGACGTCGCCCCACGCTATCTTTTTGATCGCGGCGAACAACTGCCTGTAGCTTGCAGGGTTGCCTGCAGAGTAAGGCAGGAGTGCGACCCCCGCTTGCTCAATGGCTTGCGCGATTTCCTCCTGTACGACATCAAACCATTCCGCGCCGGGGGTGCTGGGTGGGTCGCCAAGCGATCGATTGCCTGTTTTAAAACCATGTTTCCCCGTGCCAAATTTGTCGGTTGCGGGATTGCGGTTTGTGCCTGTTTTTATGCGCTGCATGGTGTCCTCGATGTGTTGTAAAGTTAAGTGTAAAGTCAGGCGTAAATAAAGTTGACCTCGCTCATGGCGGGTGCCTCTCGGTAAAATATGCACTCCAGCACTGCATCACCCCATGTTTGTAGCGGGGTCTCGCAATCGTCAATGACCGTGCTGTCGCGCCCTGTGGTGCCGTCGCCGACCTGCAATGACCAACGGAAACGATCCACTTGCTCATACAGCGGCGTTTCGCCGTCATCCTCGCAGGTCGTCATGGTGTAACGCACCGTGCTGGCGGCGTCATAGCCCAATGCGTTGGCCAATGCGATGTATCGCGGGATCCTTGCCCCACCCGAATCGGTGTATTTGGCAAACGCCGCCGCTTGACGCTCTGCCAAGGTCTGTCCGCCAATGCTGCAGCTGTCTGGCAGCTGCAGGGCGTCTTCCCACTCCGCCATCAGTTGTGATGCGGTGCGGGGGTCGGTTTCGGTGGGCATGTCGGTCAAAAGAGCATCCACCAAAGCCAAAGGATCCGCCATACGCCGCAGCACCTCGCGCAGCTCACCGCCGTCGTCGGTGTTGAGCGCGTCGCCAGGGGGCAGCAGTGCGGACAATTGCTGGGTGTATCGCTCAACCAACTTTGCAAATTCGTCCGAGTTTTGATCAATCGCCGTCATCATCAGCCCGTAAATGTCAATGTGCCAACCTCAAGCAACTCGCCCACGCTGCACTCGATGTCCACTGCGGGCAAAATGATCTCGTGCGACCACTCCCCCGTCGCGTCACTGATGACCGCTGCGATTTGGCTGCGCGGGATGGTCATGCCCGCAATCGGCATCGCTGTCATGCCGTAGTCATCGCGCTTGACGGGCGCAGCGACACTGTTGACATAGGCGCGTATGGCGGCTTCAGCGGCCTTTTGCACGGCCACAGTGTTGGGCATCAATCTGATCGTAAAGTTTTGTGTTTTTTTGACGGGCGCAAACGCATAGTGCTCACCAAAGGGCAGGGCGGTGTTGTCAAAATGTGCCTGCACCGCCGCGCACTCAGCGGCATCGGGGTAAGCGGTGATGGGGTCATCGTCGCGCATAAAGTACACACTGACTGTGCCAGGGCCTAGGGCTTTGGGCACCGCCCATGCCCGCGTCACCCCTGCGACCTCAAGCGCCCACGCCTCATAGTCGCTGGATTTGCCGACCTCCCCAGGGTTGCACCATGCGCTGTCCACGCGGTTGCGTAACGAATCGATGCTCTCAATGTCTGCACCCCCCGATAAGCCTGGCGCAAGCACCTCCACCGCACCCTCGACCCCCGAAACGGGGCTGGACAGGCTGAATACTGCGCCCGCCTCGGTATTGCCCGCTGCGCCAGGGGTTAAGCACAGGGTGCGCGCCACAGCCATCCCGTCCTCCCCGATGATCGCGCCGTCTGGCATGACAAACGCCAGCCCATCGTTGCGATTGATCACAGTGTCCGCATCGACCGTTTTGCCCGCAACCCCTTTGAGCCGCACCCAGCCGCTCGCCGCAAACGCCGCCTTACGCCCCTCTCTCAACCGCATGGGGGCGTGATAGCTCTCCAGCACATCATCGTCACACAGACGCGGGAACTGTTGCCGCCACACCCACACCGCGTGCATGTGCAGATCATGCTGGGCATTGGCCAATGCCCGCGCCAAAGGCACGAATAAATTGCGGCGCAACGCGTCTGATGCGGTCGCCAAAGGCAGCTCAGCCTGATGTTGACGGTCAAGCTCCGCTAAAGTGGGCAGGTTATACGCCATGATTCAACTCCAATTCAAAAATCTCTCCGTCGAGCACGATCACCAAACCCATGCACTCATTGCCCGCATCAAATGCGCGCACCTCGATGCGCTGCACCACGCCATCGTCAATCAACCATTGCAGCGCAGCACGGTCATAGTCCTCCTCAAGTCGCAAGGTTTCTGCCGTGTTGATGCGGCGGTTTTGCGTCCACCGCTCACAGCCCCAACGGTCGCCCACATCGCTTGTCAACGCATCGCCCCACCAGCCGCCGCCCACACGACCAAATTCGTCGGTGGCGCGGCGATCACAAAACAGTGACAACACAATCGCCGCCACCATCGGGTCCGCAAACAGCTCCAGCGATGGCGGCTCGGTCAAGTCGATGCTGACTTTAGCCATGAGGGCCACCCGTCTCGCCACCGTCATGCTCGGTGTGGCGGTGATTGTCATCAATCGGATTGTCAAATGTTGACGTGCCCGCATGTGATGAGTCTGTCGCGTTGTTGGTCAACGTCTCGATGTTTAAAATCAATTTTTTCGCGGTCAATACAGCATTTCCATCCTTGTCCAGCAAAAACATCACGCCATGCGCGTTGTATAGGGCGGACTCACCTTCCGATAGGCTTCTGGGGCGCGTGTCCTCGTTGTCCACGGCGACCGCGACCAAATGGTCGCGGCTGCCCGCCACCGCCACCATGATCGGCGTTGATCCGCGTGGCGGGTGACTGGTGTGGCCAAAGTTTTGCACGCGCTCCACGTCGTCGCGCGTTTCGCCGTCGAGGCCGTCGATTTGCAGCATTTGCAAACCGCCCGCGTCATTGATGAGGTTCACCACGCCCCGCGCCACCATCAGGCGCATGCGTTGAGCCAATCGATGCATCATAGTGTGCTCATGTCCTTGTGTGACGCCTTGCCCTTTCTGGTGGCTTTGTGGGCTTTGGGCTTGTTTTTGTCCTCGCTCAAACGATCTAACGCATGCGGATCAGCCAGCTCTAGGTCGCATACGGTGCCATCGCGCTCGTTTTTGATGTAAGCCACTTTAACAATGAGTAAATAGCCGTGAAAGCGCACGTAATCTGACGCAAAGGACACCAGCAAGCCTGGTGCCCACAGCGCGCCTTTGTCGCCGTCTTGTCGCCACGATTGCACCCGCACGGTGGCGCGATTGCCTCGACTTTGGCGGGTCGCCAGTTCAAAATTGGCACGTTCCTTGGGCGTGTGTCCCTCGCCTTGTTCCTCGTTGATGATGATCAACGGGCGGTGGCGTGTGACCGCAGGGTCTTTGACACTGTCCTTGATGTTGTGCCCACCTTTGCCGCGTGCCTGGCCTTTGACGATGTACTCGCTGTGGCGATCGTTGGTTTTGTAAGTCAGCTTGCAACTGATGATGTTGACGCCTTGCTCGAGGGCGGTGGTGGCGCGCTCAAGCCCAGGCAAGCCCAACACCAGCCCGCCCGCACCGTCCGCCCAAATCATCAGGGCTTTGATCTTGCAGGCGCGGTCAAGGCACGCGAGCACGGTCTCACCGTCTTCAATGTTAAAACTGGCGATCGTGGCCATCGCGGCTTTGGTCGCACTGGCGGTGATGGTCAAAGGGATGGCGTAGGGCGCCAGCAGATCCGTGGCGATTTGCTTGAGCGTGGTTTTTTTCCACTGCCCGGTCTTAAAGATGGCCGAGCAATCACACAGATCACCCGATTTGTCGCGCCCCGTCACATCAAAACTGGTGCCAGATTCGTTAAAGCCGGGGCTGGTTTCGTCGACCCAGCCCGTGATCACGGGCTCGTCATCGATGCTCAGCACGCACGCATCACTCGCCATGATCGGCCGTGGCGTGACTTGGGCGGGCCAACGCTCGGACACCTCAAGCCTAAAGATGCCGGTCATCTGCTCGATGCCGCGTTCGATGTGCACGTCTTTCCAGCCTTCGTATTTTTGACCGTTGATTTTGAGTGCGCAATTGTTGCTGTTGTTTAGTGTGGCATTGGCTGTATTAGCTGACATTAAGCACCTCCAAGTTCCCCGCAGGCACAAAGCCCGCGTGCTTCACGCCGTTGCGGCCGATAAAGTCATCCAGCGCCGCAATACCCCCTGTGGCGCTGTACACAATCAACACAGCGGGCAATGTGGCCAATGTTTCAATGCTGCGCACATCGGCCAGCTGCGGCAGCATCTCAGCCATGACCTTACCCGCTGCCACGCGCACCGTTTGCAGTGCACGCACGACCACGTCGTCATTGCTGTTTTTAAGCTCAAAATCAAGGTCAGATAACACCTGCGCCCGTGCCGCTAGCAGCTCGTGCTTGCTGACAAACGACGCAGTGGGCAAGGCGTCAATGCGGGTCAATAACTCGGTTTGTCGCACATAATTGCACAGCGACGGCGGCATGGCGGTCAGGGCGGCGGTGGCATTGGACGCGCTCACGCGCGGCTGCGCCCATGTTGGTGTGATGACCCCACTGGTTTGTGGGTTGACCGCTGCGCCTGAGCCTGTGGTGTAAGTCGTGCCGTTGACGGTGTAGGTGGACGGCAGTTGTCCGTTTTGAGCGGATGACTGAGCCGACGGCCGTGAAAGGCCTGTCCGCACCGTCACCGACGTACCCGATACCCCCGCCGATTGGCGGATCTCGTTGCTGCGAAACAGGTGGCTCCATCCCGTCAAACCACCAAATGGGTTGCTCACACCACTCACCAACGACGTGATTAAGCCACGTACGCGCAAAGCCACCAGTAAAGGACGATTGATGATGCTATTGATGCTGGTTTGCATCCGCGACAGCACCGACTGCCCACGTGTGAGTGGTGATAAATAGCCCTCAATGGTCGTGCAATATGTATCCACGCACGCCGCGGCATTGTCCAGCCAGTGCGCCACGTCACCAAGCCATTGCGCACTGAATGCCGCATCGATTGTGTTTTGTGCTGAGCTGGTCGCCATCGCCAGCAACCCCTCTGGATCATCCGATGCCGCAGGCTCGGCGTTGTCGCCAGTTTCTTTTAAATCAAGCTCAATCTCAAATTCGCCGCCGTCAGCGAGGGGGTAGCGGATTTTGGCAGGCGTTTTGAGCACCATGCGCTGCACTTGCCCCCACGGGTGCACAAACACGCCATCACCCGCAGATTCGCACGCATTGAGCAGCTTTTTAGCCTCTAAAAAATCCTGAAAAATCGCCGTGATGCGGAAAGTTTTGGGGGCGCGCCCCATGTCCTCATCGTACTCAAAATCGCGGAAAGGGTAGGTGTGACTGACCGTGCGCCGCCCCACCTCGCCGCTGATGTCACGGGTGTAAAACGCCACGCCCTTATAAGAGGGCTTGCGTAAATCCAGCGGTTTCGGCGCGTCCCACAGCATCAGCTTGCCCCCGTATTCATACGTCCGACATTGGCGGTCATGATGGTGTTGCTGTTGCTGCCGCTTGCTGTGGCCGTGACATTGAGCAAGGACGATGACGGGGCCACATTGACCATGATTGTGCCTTTGATTTGGGTGTTACCCACTTGACTGATCAACGCCGCGCCCACGGCTTGTTGCTGTGCCGTCGCTTGCGCGGTCACACCGGTCAACGCCTGGGCGTTTTGCTGAGCAACGGTGTTGCCCGCGGACATCCAACGCGTGGCAAAGTCCGCCCCAATTGCACCAATGCCCGCTGTGGCTTGCACCGCAGGGGGTTGAGAGACTGCAGGAGGCGTGGGCGCGTGCAACTTGTCATACATCAAGCCCAAAGGGCCACCCAAAGCCATGCCAATGGGACCCGCCATAGCCAAGCCCAGCACCGTCCCGCTTGTGCCGTCGATTTTGATCCCACCATCAAACAAACCTGACAGCTTGTCCGTCATCCAGCCCATGCCGCCACCCAGCACGTCGCCAGCGGCCGATCCGACTTTGTAGCCGCCATATGCGCCCGCAAGCCCACCGACAGCCGTGCCCACCGCTGCGCCAACAGCCGTGCCAAGCACCGGCACAAATGAGCCCAATGCCGCGCCCAAAGCCCCACCCGCCGATGCCCCGATGGATGCGCCTTGCCAGCCGCCCACAGCCCCGCCGACCGCCTTGGTCACGCCATGCACCTTGTCGCTGGTGCTGGCACGATCGGCGGTTAAGGCTTGATAGCCCTCATAAGCCCCAGCACCCACCGCCGCAAACCCGCCCAGGCGAGGGATCCATGCCGCCGCTGTTGGCAGTGCTTTTGAGAGGGTGCTGGTGGCTGGTGCACCAGGCAGGACATCTTTTAACGGGCTGTCTTTGCCTAGGCTGACATCGCCCAGATTGACCACATAAACAGGGGTCACACCCGCCGAAGCTTGTAGGGCTTTACCCACGCCCACGCCTTTGCCCAAATCCAAAGCCCCACCCGATAATTTACCGATCAAGCCTGTGCCCAAACGAGACAAGCCGTACAGTCCTGCCAGTGCAACCCCACCGCCCGCGAGAATCTCGCCGCCGCTAAAACGCGGGTCATTGCGGTGCGCTTGGACGTCTCTCAGGTCTTCCCCGGCGCCCACCGTGGGTGTCGGATTTTTTGGGTCAAGTAAGTATTTGATGCCTTTATTGATCGCATCGTTAACGGGGAGCGTAAAACCATTGGCAGCCTCTTTGAGTGCGCCCGCAAGTCGGCTGGTTTGATCGACCGAGTTGCTGATGGCCTCGTTTAAATCGCTTTTGGCTTGACCTGTGGCGTCGCTCAGTGTGGCTTTGATGGCATCGAGCTGAGACAGTGCATCCCCATCCAGCAGCTTTTTGACCCCGCGTTGGGTGTCCATGTCAGCCTTGCCAAACGATTTGTCGATAAAGCCCATGCGCTCTTGATCGGTTTTCAACATATTGTAGGCCTTGTGCATCTCTTGCAAAACCACCAAAGGGTCGCGCCGAGAGCCGTCATTGTTGAAAAATTTGACTCCAGTGCCTTTTTGAGCCGAGTGCATGTATTTTGAGTTGGTAAACACGCGCAACGTCGAGTCGGTCAATGTGGCCAAACGTTCGGCTTGCGGCTCTGATTTTGAGAGCGTCTCGACCAATGCCAGTGTGTCGGTCAAGCCCATGTTCGCATCACGGGCGCGGCCACCCACACGCGCAAAAATATCAGGCAGGTTTTCCAATTCCGCGTTGCCCGCACGGCCTGCCACCAGCATCTGGTCAAGCAGTGTGGTGACTTGTTGAGGACTTTTAAGGTCGATGTTAAATTGCTGGGAGGCAACCCCCATCGCTTTACCCAGTTGATCGGCGTTGGCTTTGGCGACCGCCATTGTGCGCGCCGCAGGCTCAAGTGCAGGGGTGATGCTTTCCATGCCCAAACCCGCCGCCTGCAGGGATTGAGACAGCTCCAACTGTGATTGGACGGACGTGCCTGTGATTTGCTGTTGGTGCAGCATTTCGCTGTTCCACGCCGCCATTTGCGCGGTACTACCACCGGTGGCGACCTTGAGCAATTGGGTCTCTTTTTGCAGCTGCGCCGCATCCATCACCAGCTTGGTCATGCCGATGCCAGCACCCATGCCAACCATTTGACCCTGCACCGATCCAAACATGTTTTTTAAGCGGCTAAACTCAGCGTGTGCTGTTTTGGCAAACCCGCGCAACGTGCGCGATGCGCCATTGACCGTGCGATTAAAACGCGCGGCATCAGCGGCAATGCGAACCATGACTTCTGGGTTGCTCATCGGGTCTCTGTGTCTGTGTGGGTGTTTGTGAGGATATTGAGGTAGGCGTCAAAGCGCCACGTCGGCAGCTTGAGGATGTCGGCCTCGCTCCAGCTTGTTTTTAGGGCAATGAGTAAAACCTCATGCCAAAAATCTATTCGCTGGCGGCCTCGGGCTTCCCCTCTTCTTCTGCCACGTCAAATCCGCGCTGCAAAATATTCCAGTCGGTCATCGACAGGCGGCCCAGCATGCTGGGCGTGATGTCACCCGCAAAACCGTCAACATTTTCGATGCATCGGGCAATCAGGGCGCGGCGAAACGTATTAGATTGATAGGCCATCACCCCATCGGCTTCGACGGCCACCAAGTCATCGACAAACGGCTCGCGCAAAGTGAGGGTGGTGTGTCGGTTGCCTTTGATCGGCAAGCCTTTTTTTAAGGTGACAACATGGCTCATGGGATGCTCCTCGCGTGGTTTAAATATGGTCAGCATGGAGTATCCGTGATCGTTGGGATGCATTCACGGGGAGGGTTTTGGTGACAAAAAAGCCCGCACAAGGCGGGCTGGATTGTTTGTCAAGGGGGGGGATTTTTTAAGGCATCCTCTTTGGCTGCTTTGTTAAGCGTCTCAATCACCCATGCTGACAGCCCTCCTTTTTTTTTCGATGCAACGATCCAAGCTGATTTGTCATCCGTCCTCACTCTAACGCGTAACATTGCATCAGCTGGGTTTTCTTTTTTTGCATTTTGCTGCCCCATCATACCGTGTTTTTTAGACACGACTTTGCCCATCGCAGCGTTGACTTTGCGCTCATCGAGCGAGCTGTATGCGCCATCCCAAAGCCAGTATTGATTAGTAATCGTACTTTGCACGAGCAGCCCCGTTTCGCCAGTGCCTCGGGTGACGGTGCCGACAATCTTTAGGTTAATATCTCCGTTAAATTTGCGCTGCATCAGCATTGCATCAATGTCTGCTGGGTTTGTACTTACCGTGACTCTGTTTCTGTTTTGGTGTGTCATAAAAGCCCCCATCCTTTCCATTTTTTGGATTTGCCATTGCGGACATTTGATAGCCCCGCCGTAACGTTGCAATACTCTCCGCCCGTTCCGCGCTTGCCGCCTGTGCGTTTCCATTCAACATCTTTTTGATTAAATAAATGTGGGTTTGCCCTGACAAAGTGGTGTAGGTTTTCAAATTCGTACGCATCGCCTGACGGCGAAAGAATGTGCCAGTGCTTTGCGTGCACATTGCTTTCGCCCTTGGCGGACTTTGGGCTTGTTTTTGCCGCTTGAGTTGCCAATGGCTGACTTATTCTTGCTTTATCACGCATCTCTTTTGATTGCATGCGAACGACCAACGCAGCCCTGTCGCTCCGCTCCTTGCTTGGCGTTGTCCTGCTTTTGCCGTGACCGAGTTTTGTCCGCCATTTGGCGACCGTCCCCTCTTTGGCGGGCAGTTTTTTGGCAATTTGTTGATTTGACAGCGCCCAATCAACTTTGTCCCAGTCTTTTTTAGGGTTGCCCACGTAAGCCTCTGAATTAAAAAACATGCAAAACTGTAGCGTCAGCGACAATCACTTCGCCAGGGTCGTTGCCGTAGTCAACAAACATACCCCCCACTAAAACGATTTGCTCGCCATTGCTTGCATAGTGCTTGATTAATTTTTCAATTGTTTGCTTGACACCATCAACTTCAAATCCGTCGTATTTAATAGACAATGCACATGTGCCACCTAGTTTTACATCGCTTGATATCCCGTCATCCCAGTCGTTGCTTGCATCCAAGCAGTCTCCGACCGTAACTTTTTGCACAACGCCGCCGAAAGAAGTCATTGCACGCACCCCAAAACACGTCATGCCTTGTTTTTCTGCTTGTTCAATGATCGCCAGAACCGTATCGTTTAAGTTTGTCATTTTTTGTCCTAACCCCTGATTCCCCGAGGTGCGGTTGGTTGCTTTGTTGCTTCCATGTAAATCATTATACGCTCGTAAATTCTTTTTGTAAACACAAATTAAATATATTGTGTTGTTTTTTTATCAGCGGCATTTTTTTGTTAAAAAACCCAGATAAATCAAATGGTTGATTTATCTGGGTTGTATTGTCGCGGGGGATGATTGGTTTCAGACTGTTTTTTGATGTCACGCGCGCTGACATCAGAGCAATTCGGCGGGTGCGCCCTCAAGCTCAAAATCAATCTTGCCGTCTTTAAACTTAACATCACCGACAGTGCCCGCGTTTTGGATTAGATACGTTTGATTGCTGTCGGTCTCAAACGTGACGGTGACGCCGCGCCAACGTTGGATCGCGCTGACATCGTCTTTGTCCGAGTGTAATAGGGTGGCTGAGATTTTAGCGGGTTTGATTTCTTTCGTGACCGTGCCTTCAAAGCCGCTGGTGCTCATGGCGGATTCGCCGACGGGGCCGCCGACTTCAAGGCTTGCGCCTTTTTCGGCGCGCATGCGCGCACCATTGACGTTGAGGTGGCAGATGCCGGTCATTTTTGCGGGGGTTGTGGACATGGAGGGCTCCATTTAAAAATTAACAGGGCAGCGTGAGTTTTTGGTCATCACGCTGCAGGTTTGTTGGGTTTGCACTTACGTTTATTTACGCTTACAGCTGGTACTGGACGGCTGCGGCAAAGGTGACAAATTGATTGGTCACGTTGGGCGGCAAGATCGCATTCACACGGTCTTTGTCAGCCTCGGAGCGCAAAAAGCGGTACTTTTCTTTGTTCTTGGCTGGGTTTTCGATGATGCCCACATATTCGAGTCGTTTGTCCAACGCATAGCACTCGGCTTGCAGCATCGAGGCTTTGACATGGGGCAGGTCGGGCGAGATGTTGGTGTCATCATCGACCAAAATGCAACGTGGGAATTTCAATGCGATGTTTTGGCGGTGAGCAAAGCGATAGTAATCCACCGTCCACTTGGTTTCCAAGCGCAGCAAACTTTCGTCATCAAAACCCATCGTGTTTTTTTGGTAGTTGGTGATCACGCGCTCCAAAATCACCTTGTTGCCACTGTCCGCAATGGTCGAGCTGATCCCATCACTAAGCAGCAGCTCACGTTCTGCGCGGCTAAATCGATCTTTAGGGCGCGGCGCTTTAACACCGGGCACCTCCAACGCACGCAAAGGCATGGCGGGATGACGCGCGCCGCTGACCTCACAGGTTGCGGCAAACGCCGCTAAACGGGCAGGCAGCCACGTCGGTGAGCCGCGTAAGCCCCACGTAGTGCAGTGCACGCTGTTGCGCGTTGCGCCCCACGTGGTCAGCGCCGCCATCGTGCCATCGCGTGCCGTAAAGACATGCCCAGCTTTTTGCACCATGCCGCCCCAACGGCCATCCATGTCGGCTTCTATCGTCGCTAAATTGGTGCTGTCCGTAAACGGACAAACAATCGAATAAAACTGTTCATCGGCCACGCAAGCCAGTGCAGCGGCCACGTCTGGATTGCCGGAGCCGCCCGCGAGCGACACACAGGCGAGCGTGAGGCCTAAGGGCAAAGCATCCTCCTCGTAGTACCGATAGGACAACTCCATGCCATTGCCTACCTCGCCTTTGTTTGTACAGGTGACAGTCACCACGTTGCCTGACACTGTTGCAGCCACAGGCAAGTCGGTGTTTAAGTTGATTGCAGCGGTGATTTTGCTCGCCATCACAGCCGCTGTGTCGCCGACGGATGCAGCGCAACGCACCAAAACGCCCCCCACGTAAACAGACAATGTGGATGCGCGTGTCACGGCACCGCCAAACGTCAACGTCCCTGATGCCGCAACACCCGCCGCGAGGTCGTCCACGCCGACCACCCAGGTGTCGATGTCACCGTACGGCGCCTTTACTTTGTCGATCGCCATCATCATCACGTGTAACGTTGATCCACGGCCGTGCGCTTGTGCGGTTGATTCGCCGTTTTGTTGACGGTCAGGGGTCAATGCGGGCACTTGAGCACCTGCCAATCGCTGGCCGATGACCAACAGCTTGCGCTGCATTTGTGGCAAGCTCGTGACCGCTTTGGTGGGGTCAATCTCAATAAAAACACCGCCAGTGCGGCCAATGGGGATGCTCATGTAGGTCATGTTATCAGGCATGATGTGTCCTTTGATTTAAAAGTGATGTCGATGTTGGCAATCCATTTGACCCGCACCGCTTGGTTGCTCGCAGTGATCGGCTAAATGGGCTGAGGTTATTTGCTCTTTTTGTCAGGGCTGTCCAGCCCAACGGATGCATCAGCCGTCACGGCGGGCTTTTCAAAAGCGGCGGCGCGGTCATCCAAGGCCTTGACCTCATCCTTTGTGAGCTCAACCACGTCGCCATCCATCAGGCGGCGTTGGTAATACGATGTTGCAGGCACGGCTTGCCCCAAGGCATCCAGCATGCCGCTGCCATCCTCAAGGCGTACAAGCAAGCCCAATGCGGCGGGTTTGATTTTTAACAAAACAGGTGATTCAATCATTTGTAAACTCCACGGTGGTTAAGATGTCAGGTTGGCTGGTGGTGTAATTGTCGTCCAGCCATTGGTCATGTTCGGTTGACGGGGCATGCGGTGCCACGTCAATGTTTAAACTCACGCCCGCCAAGGGCCGCGCATTCGATGGGGCGGGGTACAGATCGGTGGGCGCATCGCCCGCTGCCCGCCCATCCAGCGCAAATAAAAGCTGCCCCTCACTGATGGGGCCGATCTCGCACTCAAACATGCACCAGTGGTTGGGGTGCTCCTGCTGTGCTGAGTACTTGACGCTTTTGACGTCGATGCGCGGCATGTTGGGGCCCGCATTGCGCAAAAATGCCCGTATTTCCCCCGCCAGCCGTTGCTCAGCCCGCTCGCCCGTGCTGGGTTTGCCATCGCGGGTTGGCACCTCAATTTGGCCAACAATCGTTGGCTGCGCACGCACGGCCCAATCATCGACCATCGTGACCTCGGGCAAGACAAAACAAATCACGCCCTGCTTGAGCTCGCTGGCGACCCGCTCCGCAAATGGCACGTAGTCATCGGACACAATGCGGTGGGGCAAAGCCTGACTCATGCGTTTGCGCAGCTCGGTGATGACGGCGGTGACAACTTGCATTACGCCCCCAGTACCGATTCAACGCCGCGCGCCACACCGTCTTTTAAAATCAATTCCAAACGGCTGCGGCTCTGCTCAAAAGCGGGCTGCATAAACGGTTTTTTCTTCGTCCCGTTTTTTTGGATGTGTTTGGCCAGCATAAATGCGCGGTTGTGGGCATCCTTGCCCACCACACTGTGCCGAATGCGCAACCACTCTTGCAGAGCTTGGACGGGCGGCATGCCGCCTGCGCGCGTGCCATGCTCAACATACGCTGCATAATGCATCGATGATCGCACCTCGCGCACCAACGGCTCAGGGGTGCGGTGAAACATGGATTGCACCAGCAAAGATCGAAAAATCGAGCCATTGCTGCGCACCACATCTTGAGCCGTGCGCACCATGTACGTGGCGGCCTTATTGAGCGCACCGTCTAACGTGCGGCTCATGGCTGCAGGGGCTTTAGCAAAAGCCTCACGCACCCGAACGGAATCAACATCGACGCGAATGTCCATCACTTCACCTTTTGCTCAAATTCAGCCAGCAGTACCGAGTACAGGTGCGAGGGCGTGCCGTTGGCCGCCCCTTGCGTCAAACCGTCACGCAGCTGCACAGGCTGAGTGCTGTTGCGCATTGCCAGCTCGCGCATGGCCTCGGCTTGCGCCCGTAAAATCAACAACCCTTGCTCAAACTCATCCAGCGTGCAAACCTCATCGGTCAAGATGTGATCGGCGGTGTACTCGTAATCGCACTGCGCACCCAGCACGCCCAACAGCATCGCCGATGGGATGGGGTGCACATTTAAAAAACGGCAATGGTCCGCATCCCAACCCACTGACACATCGGGCAATCGCCCAATGGGATAGTGCGGATCCCAGCAATCCCGCTGTTGCTTTTCATCGCGCCCGTAGTGACAGGCGTATACATGCTTTAAATCAGAGGGGCAGGGGTACGTTCGTCGCTTGGGCTCCAATGTCAAGCTCGCCCAAGCATGCCGAGGGCGACGCTGATTGAGATCGATCAGCGCGGTGGCGATGTGTCGCTCGTAATCGGTGTCGTCCTCTTTAAAACCGCGCTGCGCATCGAGCAGCGCCGCTTTATGGCGGGCAAGGAGTGCAGGGCGGTTCATTTTTTGGCTTTGATGGGGGCAGGGGCTTCAACGGGAGGCTCTTGATCTTCAACGGGAGGCTTTTGTTCATCACTGGGGTTTTGTTTGTCTTGCCCGCGAGTCAGCAACGCTTCAGAGATCGCGCCCAGTACGCTTTTACGCGCCGCGCCGCCCTGTTCGCGCTCCCCTAAATCAATCAAATCATCGTCGCACAGCGACGGGATGGCAGCGAGGACATCACCCTCAGCACCATCGCTCAACACATCAACAATGTGTCGAGCGACGGGCTGTGACTGATCCACGCCAATGGCCGTGTAGCCTGGCACGTCATGCGCATACACCTCGCGCGTGTCGCCCGGCATGATTAAAAAGCCGCCGACATATTGCGGCTCTTGGCTTGTGTTTTGGTAAGCAACTTTGTTCATTGGTCGGTCATCCATTAATTTAGTATTCACCATGCCCCAGTGCGGTGTGCGGCACTGGGGGGGTTAAGTTATTGGTTGGCGTTTAAATCGCGTCGCGTGCGGTTTGGCTAAACACCACAATCGACGTGGCACGATCACGCACGGCTTTGGGCGTTGCAATGGCGTTGTACTCCTCGCCATAAGCCACTTTTTTACCCAAAGGCTTGCCTGTGGTCGGATCGATCGCCTCGATCAACTCGCCTGAGACATACGGCTTGACGATGGTGTAGCCTGTCACGCCGCGTTTGCCCATCAAAATGCGCTCATCGCCCAAGTCGATGCCGGGGGCGTTGGTGCCAAATGTTGGAATGGATTTGACCGCATCCAAATCACCGACGCTGGAGGTGTTCGTGCCATCGCGTTTGAGCGACACGACAAATTGTTCCGCGTTGCTGATCGTGTCGTTGAGCGTCGGTGACATCAACAAATAATCAGGCTCAACAAAACGCTGTGCTTTCATCATCGCTTTGCGTGCACCAATCGCACGCAACAAACCATTGAGGTTTTTCTCCAGCGTGATTGATGCAGCGTTAAAGTCTGAGTTCCACAGCGCGACGTTGGTCGCGCGGCTGTAGCTGATCGTATTTGTGCCCGTGTTGGCAGGGGTGACGGGCACGCCCGCTTGATTGACAAACTGCAACGTGCCCACGTTGTACGACACCACACGGTAGTACGTGCCTGTTGTCTGAGTGCCTGAGCCGTCGTAGGGTAAAACAGTCACGCTATTGAGCACCACGGTGATGGCGTTTTCAGCGACGCCTTGCGCGTTGCCTTGTAAATCACGAGGCTGGAAAGGGCGGACGACGGGGAAGCCCGTGGTTTTAATGACCGATTTCGCACCCGTCAACTGGGTCGTAAAGGCTTCATTGCTCACCGTGGCCGCCAAATAGCTGTCGCTCGCACGTTGCAACTCGTTGCAAATGCGGCGGTGCACCAATTCTTTCATGATGCGGGCGTTGGTTTCGATGTTGCGACCCAGCGCATCCCAGTTCAGCGCGGATGAGCGGGTAAAAAACATGACTTCGTTGGTGATCGACAGTGCGATTTTCATCGGCGTGACCCACACCGACTCCATGCCCTGCGACACGCCAGCAAACGGGATCGGGCGAGCCTCGAACACCATGCCATCATTGATCATTTGCGACATGTCGCGTGTTTCAAAAGGGATTTGTGTGGTGGCCTGCGCGTTAAAGTCGGTCAATGTTTGCACCAAAGCCAATACGTTGAGGTCTGACAAGGCCTGACGGATCACCTCACGCTGCACACTGTACGGCAAGTTGGTGGACGCCATGTCCGTCGCCGCGCCCGCCAACACTTTGATTTCTTTTTGTAAATCCGCGCCGTGAATGCGGTCATATTCCGCCAAAATTCGCTCACAAAACGGATGCAACGGGGCTTTGTCATCAAGGCTCAACATGTGCGCCGAGCTGGTTTTTTTGAGGTGATCGGTGTAAATGCTGGTGAGCTTTTTGCTGTCATCGGACAACACCATGATGTGCGGAGAGCCTGCAGGTGCTGCGCCATAACCCATACTGGACAAGGTTTTAGCTGCAACCACACGATTCCCGTGCTCAATTTGATGTTGCGCCAATTCGCGCACTTTATCGTCGGACATGTCCGCCGTGATGAAATGGGAGGCTGATGTGCTCAATTCTTTTTTGAGCTCATCATCAAGACCTTCGGCCGCATTGATCGTCTCGCTGAGCACTATTTTTTTAGCCGCCACCGCTGCGACGATGTCATCGGCAGTTTTGCGTGCTTCGTTCAATTTTTTGGTTACCAGCTCACCGATTTGTGCCTCGCTCAAGGTCACAGGAGCCGCAGATTCTGGGGCTTTGTCAACGACCGCAGCGGCCAATCCGGCCAATGGCTTGGTTTCCTCAGCCAGGGCTTTGGCCGCCGCCTCAATATTGCCTGCCAATGATTTGGCCACCGACTCATCGGTCACGCCTTTGAGTTGTGTTTCCGCCAAGGTTTTAAATTGAGCGCGCACAGGCTCGCTCAAAGACATGGCCGCCAAGGCCGTCAATAATTTAGTCAAAATAGTCATGGAGTTGTTCGCTTCCGTTAAAAAACGTTGTGCCAGTTCAGGGTGCACGATTAATGGGATGTTGCCGTCTTCGGATTCGCACGATAACGTCACGGGGTCAAGGCGTTTGATGACTGGACGCACAGTCAAGCCCGCGCCAAGCAAGACCGCGCCGTGGGTCTCACCCACTTCGTTGTCTTGATAATTTTCATGGTATTCGGCTGAGAGGTATCTAAACCCGCGCTCTTTGATCGCAGACACGCCAAACGCCGTCCACTCGACCAGCGCACGCAGGCGGTTGCCCTCCACCGATAGTTTTGTGATTTTCGCCGCCGCCCCATCATCGGGCTTGTGGCTCACATCGATAAAAATGTCAATGCCCACAGTGCGTGCGTCAAAGTTACGCACCATCGAGAGCAGCATGTCGTTGGTGATCTCAAACGTGCCATAACGGGGGTCGGTAAACGTGCCTGTGCGCGTCACGGTGACCCATGTTTTTTGCCCAGGCGCCAACGGCGTCGCCACCACGCTGGACAACATGCGGATGACTTGAGGGATCGAGTCGGAAAGTTTGATGTGCTGAGGGTGCATGAGATTAGCCAATACCAATAAGGGATGCTGGCAGAATATAGCGGCGCGCGGATGCAAACACGGGGAGGGTTTTGGTGATAAAAAAACCGCCAAACTGGCGGGTGGATTGGGGCTGAATCAATCGATCACTGAATTGTCACGGGGTTAAATCTAAGAGCTGGTAAAAAGCCATCATTCGTTCTTTTTTTAATGCAACGGCTTCAGAGTAGTTTAAGTTGTCTATTTTTCGCGATTTTTCAGTCTCCAAAAAAACAGGTTCTAGGCCTTCCCGCGATAAAGAAAAACCGTCTAGTAAAGCGTCAGCACATACAAGCTTCCCATGAATTTTATGGATGCGTTGCCACTCTGAAAACTCACGGTTTAACGCCCCGCTAACGTCGAACATAATATTAGCGGACAAGCTCCGATCTACGTGGTCATCGATCACAAACTCAATTAACTGTTTTAAAGTAACAGCTATATCCGCAGGACGGCGCTTCGGCGATGCCCAATGCAAGCCCTGCTTGTAATCCATAACCGATGGGTTTATAAATTGCTTGCCCATTACAAACCTCCTTTTGTGCACCCAATATAGCATAAAAGCCCACCAAATGGCGGGCTTTGGGTTTGGATTTTTGATCGATGTTTGTGCGTCGTCGGTTAAATGGCAATGCTCAATTGCTCATCAATCCCCTTAAAGCGTTAGTACAAGGGGTTGAGCAGGAGATACAACAGTTCAATCGGCATCACCTCATCGATGCCCACCGAACTCATCAGGACAAGGAGGGCGCTCAAACTTAGAGGGTATTCATTTTTAACTCACTCAGGGATCTCGGTTTCAAGCACAAATGCCACACCACTCATAAAGCCCTTGATCCAGACTTGCTTCAAAAGACGCCACTCGTTCTCCGTCAAATCCTCGTCTGGAATGGGGTTGTCTGCGCATAAAGTTGCTTTATAAGCGGCCCATGCCAATTCGATTTTTGCGTCTTGAAGTGCGTTGAATTCTTGTTCGTTCATTATTTGCTCACAATCAGTTGTTAAATGTTTCTGACAGAGGGACATTGATGTCCCTCTGTGAATGCTTTGATGTGGCATCGGTTAAATGGCAATGCTCAATTGCTCATCAATTCCCTTCAAGCGTTCGTACAAGGGGTTGAGCAGGTGATACAGCAGCTCAATCCGCATCACCTCATCGATGCCCGCCGAACTCATCAGGCCACCTCGCGCAGATCAAGGAATGACGTGCCTGAAGTAGGGCCGAAGCTGTAACAACAGCGGTGAAGTCAAACACAGGCACCGCACAAAAGCGCTGCCATAAAGCGGACGGCAACGCTGGGATTGAAGCCTTGAGCGTGCTGTGCATGCAGCCATCGCCGCCGCAGGTCATAAAAATGGTATTGGATGCCGCGCAGAAACTGCGCGTGTAGATGGTTTTAGGCATGAGAGCCTCCTTTGGTTTTGATATGAAAACCACCGTGAAGGTGGGGGTTTATCAACGCCCAAAGAGCGCAGAGGTCCTTGCGGATACTCTAACCCCCGTAGACAGATGTTGTTGTATAAATACAACCACTTTAAATGGGGCGAAAAAAATCAGCGATACAGTCGCTGGGTGCTGCTTTGGGTTTTGATGCCCAAATAATAAACCCGCCGAAGCGGGTTTGTCAAGGGTTAATGTTTTTTCGCGTAATTGGTCACGAAAACGTAGCCTTCACCGCTGAAGCTAATGCCGATGTCGGTGCTTTTGCCCCAAACACTTGGATCTGGAATCAAACCTTTTGCTTGATCCAGTCCAGCTTTCGCCATCATGACTTCAGATTTAAACGTCCCATCGCCCTCGACAACATTGTTCACCAAAGCCACGGCCACTTGATAACATACCTGACCTTTTATCCACGGCGTTGGCATGCCTTTACTGTCAAATACTTGGCAAGACAGACTTATTTGTGCGCCATCGTTCTGAGAGCCGATGTATTCCAAGCCACTGTATTCGCTCGCCCCTTTGATTTTCCAGCGTGTTCGCGGCAAACCAACGCCGCTTTTATCATGCGTTTCGGCATAAATAGGCAGGTTTTTGGTTAAATTTTTAACATCCAATTTGTCAACTTTAAGTTGGACGTACTCCTTGGCATCTTTTGCTTTTTCGGCCGTTTGCGCAGGTGGAGGCGGCGCTCCTTTATCCCCACATGCATACAACAACAAGCCACCCAGTAAAATTAAGCCTTTTTTATTTATAAGCGACACATAACCTCCAATTAAAACCACATTGTCAACCAAAAAACGAAGTTAACGCAAGCATAAAAAAACGACAAAATAATCAAAAAACATTACAAAGATCTTGCAATTATAATCATTTTTGATTATAATTATTACATCGAAACAACGGAGGGGAAATGAAAATCAGCGAATTCAAACGGTGGCTTAAACAGCAAGGTGTGGAAATGATTGAAGGCTCTAAACACACCAAGTTGAGGGTCAATGGCAAACAGAGTCATTTACCTCGTCATGCTGCCGAAATAAAAGAACCGTTGCGTAAGGCGATTTTAAAGCAACTCGGTTTAAACGATTAACCAAGCGGGGCAAATGCCCCGCATCTTGAAAGAACAAAATGCAAACCAATAACGCATATCCAATTGAATTGATTGAAGACACGGGCGGTTACGTGGTCACATTCCCCGACATTCCCGAAGCGATGACACAGGGCGACACCTTGGCCGAAGCCCTCGAAATGGCGCAAGACGTTTTGTTGAGCGCAATGGATTTTTACTTTGAGGATAAACGGGCTGTGCCAATGCCCTCCAAAGCCAAAAGCGGGCAATATACGGTTGCCTTACCCATGAGCGCATGGGCGAAAGTATTGTTGCTCAATGAAGTGTGCGCCCAACAGCTGCGCCCGATTGACGTGGCGCATTTGATGGGTACGCGGCCTCAGTATGTCAATCGCATTTTAGATTTGCACCATAACACCAAAATTGACACGGTGGCAGCAGCCTTAAAAGCAATCGGCAAAGATTTAACCCTTGGGTTTGCTTAAGAGGCTGGCTCGATTTCAAAATCAAACACAGCGGTCACATAACTAAAGGTATTTGGATGCGCAGGCCATGGGCACGATTCGCGGTTGGGGTAAACGCCCGCACCAAGGTTGTAAAGGTCTGCGCTGGCGTGGGTATCACAAATGTCTTTTTTGGGATGGTTGGGCGAGAGGTTAAACTTCACGCCCGCCACGCCATCCGTGTCGAATGCGCTGGACATATACGCTTCACCGTGCGCCCGCATGATTTCGGTATTAAAAACGCGCTGCGCTTGATACACCACGCCTTTGCCGTTGCGCGGGTCGGGCGCACCCGTCATGAGCTCACGCACACTGCGTCCGATCGCCCCTGTCTTGGCCGCATTGTAGGCTTGCGCGACGTCATGCGGTACGCCCTCACCTTTGCCCATGCTGCGCATCATGGCCTCAAAACCGCTTTCGCCGTGGATCACAGCATGCTGGATGTGGTCGCTTAAGTTTTCAACCGCGCCACGATTCATGCGCCACAACCGATCCGACAGCTGCAGGCCATCGGCGGCCGTAAAGCCGCGCACAAACGCCACTGCACTGTGATTGACCGCAAACACCGCGTCGCTGTTGATGTGCGGTTTAAACGGTGATGTGCCCAATTGGGCGGCCTGTGCAATGCGGTCAAACAGGAGGGTGTCGCGCTTGCTTGCCATCTCTTTGATTTGGGTGTGGACGGCGGTGAGCACGGCCTGCAAGTTGGATAAACTCAGGCGACCATCGCCGTCGCCAGCGGCCTCAATGTGCTGCACAATCGCTTCGGCGGCCTGTTTGTAGACCTCAAGGACTTCGGCCTCAGCCTCACGCACCAGGTGGTTTCGATGCTCAACAGCCGCCAGTGTGGCGGCTCTAATTTTAGCGGCGCGTTCTTGCGGGGTCATGGGTTGCTCACGCTGGTGGCTGAGTCCCCTTTGGGTGCGTTGCCTGGGGTGATTTTAACCTTTGCGGCTTGTGTCGCATCCGGGTAAGGGTCATAGTTTGCTGCGTCCGCTGTACGTCGTTCCTCGACGCTGGCAGGGTTATAGCCCAGCTCTTCCCACACCATCGACTGAGGCAAGCCCACCGCTTTGAGCTTGAGCGCACGATCCGTGGTTTGGCTCAGTGTTTCGGTGCGACGCTCTTTAAATGTGAGGGCGTAAGATTCGGCATCAGGGTTGATACCGCGCAATAATAAATGCAGTCGGAAGCCCTGGTTGTACACCCACGACAAAATGTCTTGCAGCTGATCCACTTCATCAAAGTAGTCCCGTTTGAGGTCTTCGAGGATGTCACGCGCCATGCCGTCGGTGTAGCCCATCATGCCCTTGGGCAGGGCTGTGCCCGCAAAAAATGTGTCAAGCAGGTACAACACATCCTGCACGTCGCCCAACGATGCATCGCCTTGCACAGCGGTGACTGCGCCTTTTTTGTTACTGTAAAAGTCAGTGGTGATCAGGTCTTTGTTGAGCTCAATGCCTGCCTGGTATCTGCCCAGCTCCTCTTCTGTCGCGTTTTCGAGGATGTGAGACAAGCGCAAAGGCGATCGATGTTTACGGCGGATGACCAAATCAGTATCGGTCATGCGCAGTTTGCGCCACACCTCGCGCGATGCGTCAATAAATGGCCGCCCCATGCTCATCATGTCATCGAAGTTGTCGGGGTCAAGCCGTGCCATCGTCAACTGCCACAGCGGAAAGCTGCACAAATCCATGCCTGTGTTTAAATCCATCTGACTGTAGGCCGCCCTAACGTCGTCGAAGCGACCGTGTACGCCCACATTCGCGCGCATGGTTTCGGTCGGCATGCGCACGCAAGCAACCACACTTTTAAGGTCGGCATCAATCACCCACTGCAAGGGCAAATTGCCCTCCATCAACAGGCCGCGCGCATCGCTGCGCAATTTGGCAGAGTTGTCGAGCTGCAAGCGTTTGACAAACGCACCCCATTCTTTTGCCACCTTGCTGTCGGGGTCGGATTGCAACATCACCAAACCGCCGCGCGTCACATCACGTGCCACCCGTGCGTGGATGCGTTTCACGCGCCCATCGGCCCTGTCCATTGTGCGGATGTCGTTGATGGTCGCGCGCAACGTGTAATCAATCGTGAGCGCCGAGTACAACGCTCGTGTTTGATTTTCAGGTGTGGGGCGGCGGCCTTGTTCTGTGCTCTGACCCATTCCGCCGCTGGCCGCATCAGAGGGCGAGGCACTGGTGGGGTCTGAGCTGCGCACGCCGAAAAAATTACGCAGCACTTGAGGGATGAGGTTCATTGTGGATTGTCCTTTGCATCGTTAGATGTCACAGTGACATCGCGCCATCCTGTGATCATGCGGGCGTCGACCAAATCTTTGATCAAAGTCGACTCACCAAAATAATGTTTAAAATCCCGCTGCGCACGCTTGGCGCGGGCGAGCTGTTCATCGGTCAGTGTTTTTTTTACGGTCATGAGCCCATCCCCAGTAATTGTGCCTCGGTCATCGCCCTGTGCATGACCACCGCCTGTGCGTGAGCCGCTTCGCCGCGCGTCACCAAAGCCCACACGCCCGCACATGCCGCGTCAAACAAGTCATCTCCCACCTTGGGATTGGCCATCTTGTATGTGTTGTACGATGCCCCTTGGGCGGGCTTGGATTTGATGTTGCCGAGCTGGCGGATAAACAAACCCCAGTCCGATGCGTCCACCTGCACCATCTCGAGCTGGGGCGGTCCCCAGTTGGTGTTGGCGGTGTTTTTGGCTTTGAGGGCATCAGTGCCGTCATCGACATAAGGGATCGCTGCCTGTCGGTGGTGAAATGCGGCACGCAAAGCAGAAGCCATCGAGTGCTTGGTCATCCCTTCAAAGCGGATGGGCGCAAACGGCCAGTGCATCCACGTGCTGGCCGTTGATTGACCGTCACCTATGGTGCGGCGGTCAACGTCGGTTAAGCCCTTGTTAAACAGCACGTCGTTGAGCGAGGTCAACATGCCCACGCCGTACGCATCACCCATCGCATAATCAGGTCTAAAATAGTCCCAAAACCCGATCAAATCGCGCTGCACCACCGCGTCGTCCGTACCTGCAGGCCAAGTTTTGACAAATGGAAAGGTGATGTGGTTGCCAATTTGCTCGCACACGACCAATGCTGATTTAGAGGCATGCGCCGATTCGCCGTGCCCCGAATGGTCATAACCAAAAGAAAGTAACCCACGTTTTTTATAACGCGCACCTGGCAACGGGCTGGCGGCCTCCAATCCCGCAGACAAACCCACCGCCATCGCCACTCGGATAAACTTTTCCCAAATCCAATTTTGGGCGGCTGCATTGATGCACAAAAATTGACGGATGTATTCGGCTTCGGGCAGCTGATTTTGCATCTCGAGCACAAAAGCCTCGTTCAAAATGCCCAATTCGATGCCCATGTACACATCCACAGGCGGCAAGATGTGATAACTGCCGGATTTAATCAGTTCGTCAAGCACGTCCGCACCTTTGTGCACCCCTGTGATGCGGATTTGCGGCTTAAACGACACACCTTTATCCACACCCAGCCGTCGAGCTGAGCCAAGCATGGGCAAAAACCTCGAAAATAAACGGTCTGCGGGCATGTCATCGGTTTCTTCAAGCGATGCAAACGAGATGCCATCACCGTCAATTTGCGACATGATCCCGTAACAACTGGCCTTGGACTGGTTGTTAAATTGGTACTTCAGATCGGCGATTTGGCGACGCCCCGATTTGTAAGCGATCCAACCCGTCAAAATGTCCGACCGTCGAATCGCATCGAGGTGGTACGTGATATTGGTTTGGCTTTGCTGCAAACGCGGGGCAACAATCCCTTCTTCTTGGTGGGCTGTGGTGGCCAAAAACTCCAAGGCATACATCTCCTTCACCGCCGTTTTGCCTGTTCGGCGGCACGAAAAATCCACCGTGTTGGGGTTGTTGTCCATCTCCAGCATTTTGAGCACCTGCATGGGGTCAAGGTCAACGTTGTGCACGTGTTTCGCCCACAATGCATGCGGTTTGATGCCAGTGGTGGGATCAGGCACGGCGTAGCGCATCACTTCAATTTCGGCACGATGCTGGACTTTGATGCGTTGTGCGGTGCTCATGTGGCCTCACCGCCATTCTGCTGTTTGTACTCGATCAACACAGGGTCGGTCTGCTTGCGCGCATTGGCGCGGTCTGCCAAAACGCGCAAAGCGGCCATTGATTCGGCCTGTTTGGCCGCATAATCCTCAAGCGACAATATTTGCATATCACCTGACGCGCCTTTAAGTCGCCCCATCGCCTGCTCTTCTTGCTCGATGACCTTTGGCGTCATGCCCATGTCCGACAACGACATGTTGTTGCGGCTCAAGAACTCTTGCAAAGGCTTGAGCAATGGATGTGCTTTGACCTCCATGATGATTTTTTTCTCGCCCGTATCCCAGTCGTTATACTCGCCAATGACAACATCACCATCTTTATCGATCGCCCATGCGGGGGCCTCAAGCTTCACGCCATCGGTAATAATCGTCTGTAAAATTTGCTGGATCAACGCCATCACCGCCGCCTGCATGTTGGCATAAATCGGTTGCAGCATTTTTGGATCACGTTGCTCAAAAGCGGCGTGATGCACCATGAAAAGTTGGGTTTGTTTGACACAGGCGGGCTGGCTTGAGCAGTAATAATGGTCAACGTCGCAAGTTGAGCACGCGGGGTACTTGCCGGGTCGCGCGGGAAAATATTGAGCCGTTTGCGCGGACATCCCATGTTTCATCGCGTTGAAACGGGTACGCAGGGCTTCCTCCTTGGTCGGATGCCCCTCAAGATTGCGCGTCACTGCCGATTTGCCTTCTGCTGTGCGCGGCCCCGTCGAGTTGGCCCACGCCTTAAGCAACGCTTTTTCATGCGGCGCTTGCCCCGATTCGAGCCCGCAAGAGGGGCACACATTGAAGTACTCAAACGGATGGTGCTCCAACTCAGGCGCAGGCTCAACGCGAGACGGCTCACCGTCAAAGGTTGATCGGCAAGAAAGGCATTTAAATGTTACTTTTTTGAGAGGGGCAGATAAATCGCGTTTTGGTGGCATGGTGCCATTAAAACCGATAAGCGTAAGGTTTTCACGGGGAGGAAAAACGATAAACCCTAGTATTTAAGAGAGATTGCGCTTAAGCAGCGCGCTTTAAATGCATTTTTTCAGGCAGATCAAAAGTGCATGTTTTGGTTCGTAGTAAGGACGCAATGGCACCCCATAAATTAGAACTATGAACCACGTGTTCATGGTTCTTTTTTTTCGTTCCAATGATGCGCTCAGGTCGATAGCGAATGTCGATAGAATCCGCATTCATGTCAATCGCCTCGATGAATGTACCCATCAGTTCGCGCGTCTTTTTATTGTTTTCGGTGCTCTTAATAATGTCTGTCAATGTGACCAATGCCGCCTGAGCATGTTCTTTTGTGATGTCAAAACGCGGTACAGGACTGTTATCAAGATCTATGATGGCAGAGGCGATACTCGTCTGTTGTTTCTCGAGCGTCGATAGTTTATCCAAAAGGCTTTTCAC